GTTTCTTCATACTTATCTAAGTAAAACTTAGGAGGAACTGGTAATTGTCTAGCTTCTTCTAAGCTTTTAGAAACAATTGAAAAACCTCCTGCCTCAATAGCTTTAAGCTTGATCAAGTCATAAGGATCATTTGAAGGATCTAAGTACATTGGTTCATTACCAAATCTCATTACAATCTTGCCCCAGAACTCATCATTGTCAGGTCTCAATAACTTAACCTTGTTCCAGAAATCAGGATCATTAGGATCAATTACATTTGATGCCAACTCTTTTTCAAGTTGAGCAACAGTAGCACGAATCTGTTTGATTGCTGCTTCTTTGTCATCTTCATCAAGTTGTTTGATCTCAGGAGCAAATTCATTCAATCCTGTCACGTATCTCTTGATACCATTGTTTTCAAGACACGCAAGTTGTTCCTCGTGGAACACTCCTTCAAAAAGCACCATTTGGTACTTCTCAAGTCCCATGTTAGAGTTTAATGTGTCAATGAACGGGCGTACTGCTAGAGTACTTGACCTTTTAAAGGTCTGATGTTTTTCAATCATCGTTACTTCCATAATTTGTTTTTTTGTTGGTTGAATTAGTTTCTTCTGTTTTTCTTCTTTTAGCAACTTCTAGTTTAAAGCTCCTGAACCACGTCAAGGTAGTTGCTTCTCAGGAGAACCTGGGATAAACCCAGGCATGTATTGTCAAGTATTACCCTGACGAGAGGAGGTGGAGTCTTTTTAAAAAGCAGGGACCTGGGGGAATCTAACCCCCAGGTTTGCTTAAGTTTTACCTTCTTGGATCCTTAGAATGATCCACCAGTGATAGGATTTCTCATAACAATTTTGAGAACTTTAGTAGGGTCTTTAACCCAGATAGAAGGCATAGTTTGAGTCATGAATACTCTATAACCATTGAAATTACCTGAAGATGCAAAACCTTGAGTTCTTCCCATGTAATCCATAGTTCCATTTTGGTAGAACCATTTCATTTCACTATCCCACTTCAATTTCAACAAGTAGATGTTGTCATTGGTGTTGTCAGTGATGTCAAACACGATGAAGTTATAAGAAGATAATGGGAAACCATCAATGATAGGATTCTCAATATCATTAGTGTGTACGTTATCAAACGCAGGGTTCAATACAAACTTAACGTTTGCTAAGAAAGGAATGGTGTAGCTAGTGAAAGCAAAACCAAAGTTCAAGTCCATTGCGTTGTTACCGCTGATAGCACCTAAACCTGCTTTACTCATGTCAGCAAACAATGAAGTACCAGATCCAGCAGTGCTGAATGCTTCTTTCTTGATTGCTTCATTCACCATCTTCATACCAGCCATACCAGTTTGAACAATGATTTGACGATTAGGATCTGGACCTTTGAAGTCAACTTTACCATTGTAGAAGTTGAAGATCTCAGAACGGAACAATTCTAAGTTAAAGCTGGATTTGTTGTAGATTCTCTTGAATGAGTTATCCAACTGAGCCCAAAGACCAGTAGACAATCTGATATCATCTGGACCATCTTGCTTAATACGACCACCTTGTCCCCACATCAAGTAAGTCTCAATGTCGTTAGCAATTTTGCTCAAGTGAGCAGATTCCATTTTAGTAACAAATGAACGAGTCAAAGTACCATTGTCATAAGCTTTCTTGATGTAGTCTTTACCCATCTTAGCTACCATTGCATCAATGTTAGTCAAAGAAGGATCTTTTGCGATGTTAGCATCAAATGATTTCCAGATTTCAGTTACAGGAACAGAACCATCAGCATTCATTCCACCTTTCATCATCATCTCAGCGCGAGAAGATACAGAGTAGTGTACGTGAGCCTCAGCACCACCAACGTAGTTGTAGTACTCACGGAATCCTGCGCTCAATTCTCCAATGTCAGAGAAACGTTCACCGTATTCACCACGAGCAGAACCTTTTCTGAAGAATTTAGTACCTGGCTTCAAGTACTTTTTGTCAAGAGCCTTAGTGTTGTCATTGTTCACCAATTGAACAGTGTACACGAAACCATCACCAGAAGGAAGAATATCCTCAGCAGTGATGTAAAGTTCAGCTCCTTTGTACTTGTCATAAGTGATGATATCACCGTGACCAAATACACGCTTGTTAATTTTGATTTTGAAGGTAGTACCATCTTGACCAAGAACTGCTACGCCTGGCTCAACATCTTCTACAACGTAAGGAAGATCCTGTACGATAGGAGTTTGCCATTTGTACTCACCTCTAGGGTTATCTACAAGAATAGTGTTTTTACCACCAAAAGATGCCATCTGATAAAGAGGCATTTCTACCTTTTGGGTCATTGCCCACAAGTCTACAGGACCTAAATCCATAGGATCTGTACTCTTAAGCATGTTTACCAAATGGTAAGAGTCTACGTGTGATCCAACTTTGTAGTTGGTATCACGCAAGAACAATCCATTGTTTAATACGGGTGTGCTCATTTTGTTTAAATTAAAGTTTAAAAGTTGTTGTTAAAATTATTGTCGTTTAAAAATATTTGCTGCTTGGCGAGGTATTTTTCTACTTACAGGTTTGTCTTCTTCCTCATCTTTTACTGTTGATGCAAGTTTACGTGCTTCTTCAGTTTTGAGTTTTCTAACAGTATCCTGAGTTACCTCATTCTTTGCTTGCTTTCTGATGTTCTCTTTGTAATCATCAGGATCAGAAAGTAACCAAAGTGTTTCTGCAATCAAGTCGTAGCGTGGAGATTTTCCAAACTGGTGATCTTCTAACAACTTACCTAGTAAGTTTGTTGGACGTCCAGTCATGCTTTCATACTTGACAGTTGTCAATTCATCCCATAAGAACTTCTGACGTTTGCTATCAATCTTTACACCATTCAACTCAGAAGGTTTTAAAGTATTGTAGATATTCTCCATATACTCTTCTTTCTTCTTTTGTTGTTCAGCACGGAATTGCTCCTGCTGTGCAAGTTTTGATTGAACTACTTCTTCTTGCATTTGATCCAATTTTGGTTTGAACTGTTGTGCTTTTTTAGCAATAACACCAGATTCAATCCATTCTTGTAACTGATCTTCAATAAGCTCATTATCACCATTACCAAAGTTTGTAGCTTGTAGGTACTGACGAGCAATAAGTTCTTGATGCTCATCATTTCTTGGATCTAATGATCTTACTTCCTCAGTTTGAGAAAGTGCACGAAATAATCCTTTCATGTCAGTTCCGCCTTTTGCAACATATTCTGCTGCATATTGCAGTTCTTGTGGAAGTGATTCAAAGAACTCTTTTGGAGTTTGCTCTCTTAAAGCTTTTTCTCTCTCTTCAAAGTTTGCCTGGATTAATTCCTTCCAATCTTTTACAGAGTATTCCTCCAATGATTTATCATCTTCAAAAGGGACAATCAAACCTTCCTCAATCAATTTTGAGAATGTTTCAACCATTCCACTCTTGTCAATCTTTTTACGTCCTGGTTTTTTCTCTTCTGCATCATCTGCATCATCGCCTTCCAGGTCAGCGTCTAACTCAGCAAATGCAGAAGCTGCGTCTGCTGAAGTTGTTTTCTTTTTCTTATCAGCATCATCTGAAGAATCATCTGAGTCCTCATCATCTTTCTCAAGGAAAGACATGTCTACTGATTTGTTTTTTGAGAAGATTGTTAACTTCTCATCTTCTTCATCTGATGTGACGATGCTTTCAGCACCTGGCATTGGTAAAAAATCATCAATACTTTCAATACTCACATTCGATACAGAAGTCTGTTGGTTGTTTTCTGTTGTTGAACTCATACTTTGTTTTGTTTAGTTGGTATTTTTTCTCTTCTTCTTCATATATAATCTACAAATAAACTTTGAAGATTTACACCCTATGAATGTAATTGTCAAACTTTTTTTGTACTATATAGCTATGACAGTTATTTTTTGTCATATTTATTTTTATTTGCTTTTGCAATTTGTAACTCTTTCTCTGCAATTCTTTCTTTTGACATCATTTCTTGACGTTTTAACTCAAGTTTTGACTGATCAGTTGCTTGTCTATTCAAATCTCTTTGTCTAGCAATAGACTGATCAGTTTCTTTTGCGTTCTTTTTATCAAGATACTCAAGAGTGTCAATGTAATCATTCTGAGCATTTTCATCACGGTCTTGCATTGCAGTGTAACCTGCAGAGCGAATTTCAGCAACTCGCTCATCAGATTCTCTATCAAGTGCTTTCTGTTCAGCATCAAATCTAAGTTTAGCTTCAAGACGTTTGCTTTCGCCTTCTTGACGCATTTTCTCAGTTTCTTGCATTGCTTGCATTTCTTGTTGTTTAGCAGCAGATGTTTTCTCTTCAATACCTTTCATAACATGTGTAATCTCAGCCATTGAATCAGCTTTAATAATGTTACCTAAGTCATAGATAGAAGCACCTGAAGTATTATTAGAAATAGCAAGTGAACGAATTTGCTCAATTACTTGTCTCTGATTAACCTTTGTTGATATGAAAATATTCAAGTCTCTAGCTAACAATTCTGTACCATTGATTTCAAAGTTAACCTTTTCATCCATAGTAGTCAAATATTGTAGCCTTAAACTTGGTTTTGTTGAGTGATAATACTGAGAAAGGTCAGTACGCATCTGATGTACACGTGGCATCAAATACTCTGAATGCTGTGTAAAGTAAGGCTCCGTTTGTGAGTAGCTCATGTTAATTGCTTGCTCAATACCTTGTGCAGTTTCTTGTGCGTTTACAGCACCCATACGCTGAGGTGACAAACCAATTGCCTCAAAACACTGATTCTTGAAGTAGTTAGAAAGCTGAATACGTGACATCAAACGATTTGTTTGTTCAAGATTCAATACTTGGTAATGCTGGAAGTTAAGAGCATTCTCTGTGTTTGTGATAGAAGTATCCAAAGGTAACATTTGGAAATTCTTCATTGCAACATATGCTTTAGAGAAATTATCCTTACCCCAATCTTCACCCATTGAGTGACGTGGTAAAGCATTCTGGTCTAGCATGATTACTGTACCTAATTCATCTACAAGGATATCAGCAATCTGGTTGTTAACTAAGTTGTAACCAACTTGATAAGGTTTCATCTTGTCTACAAGAGACATTGACTTTGTATTTCTATCAGAGAATACAGCACCTTCTACTGGAAGTTTACAACCATAAAGTGTAAAGTCTCCCTTAAATTGAAAACGTAAAGGCTTGACATTCAGATACATTGGAGCGAATCCAAAGATATCATGATTACCATAATAAGCTGGTCTGTTTGGACCAATCTTGACACCTCCCCAAGTTTCATTAATCCAGATCCAATCAATGTGTTCTCCATATACTAGTGTTTCTCTGTTTTTGTTTTTGATAACAGTTGTGTCATAAACAGGTTTATCTGTAACCTTGTAGCTCTCATCAACAATCATGTCAATAAGGACACCTGTCTGATCTATTTTGGACAAATGTCCAACCATTCTTTGTGATTTCCAATATGTAGTTGTTACACGTAACATGCCCATATCCTTGAATTCCTGCAAGTCTTCTGACTCATTTAGAATTTGGAAGATAATGTCATCTCCTGTGTTCATGTGCATTTCACTAGCACTTAAGAATTGACGCATTCCTAAAGAAGGACCATTTGTATTCCAATCATAAGATCTAGTTCCATCATAGAAAGAACCATCATTTTGCATTCCTCCTATGTTGTATCCTGCAGATTTTACAGGATAAATAGCTTCAAGACTGTGTAGTTGATCTTCATCCATCATGTAACCATACTTGTCAATGACGTCTGCTAAAGTCAATAGGTCTACTCTTCCAACCCAGTTTGATTGCGAAATATATCTTGCTTCAGGAGATTTATGATAGAAGGTAAGTAATGGGTTCCAAAGCTCTACTTCATAATCATCTTCATTCATTTTGAAATGCCAGAATTCTCTGTCTGTAATAAGCATATCTCTAAATGCCATGTTCTCTAATTCTTTCATAGAGAATCTTTCTTCATCAACATTGTGTTGATGCGTAGCCCACTCTTCTACTAAAGAGCGGTAGTCTTTTTTAAAGAACTCTTCAATTTCAGGAAGACTTTTAATTCTTTCAGGAGCCATAAGTTCCTGAGCTTGAGCAGCTTGCTTTTCATCTTCTAGATTTAATCCCATCTTTTCAATGGTTTCCATCATTTTCTTTTCAGCACGTGAAACAAGAACTTCTTCTACCATTGCACGTTTTGCCTCAATCATTTCATTGTATGAAAGATCATCTACAGCTCTGTATGTGATTTTGTCATTTCTTTTTGCAAACTCACCTGTCAAAACATTGATTACGTTTGGAACAATAGGAAAGAATTTAAGCTCAAATGCACTTTGATCTTCTTTAGTAAGCACATCAATAAGCTCTGCAACTTCATTGTCTTCTTCTACAATGTAGTCGCTTTTGTCAATGATACCATTGGCAAGCTTGTAATTTTTCAACAATCTTCTTGCGTTTCTGCGTATTTGCTTAAGTCCTTGCATTTCAAACCAATCCAGGTTCCAAGCACCCCAAGCTTCATCTTTATCTTTTCTGCGCAAAAACTGAATAGGTTGTGTGAGAGTACCCATTTTATTGTTCTCCACCTTTGCCCCATTCTTAATCTGCATTGCATTTACTATTGTTGGCATAATCTAGCTTATTTACTTTTTGTTATTATCTAATGTTTTTGAAAGGATTCCTTGGCTTTCTCAACGCTGTAGATGATGAGTTTTCATTTCCAAAATGGCGGAAAGGACTCACTCTTAATTTAGCATTTTTATTTGATTTATCCAAATTACCTTCCTCGCGTTCAACACGTTTTGAGTAACCTCTATTTGATTCTTGAACTTTTGCAAATGCCACTAAAGCACAGAATGCTACAAGTCTATCCACGTTAAGTCCTTCTCTATAAGCTGCCATTTCTTTTAGCAACATGATATCAGGGATTCTTTCTATTCCAAATGTGGTTTTTACAATTGTCCCATCTGTCATTGTTTCTGTATCTAGCTCTTCCTCAAGGAATTGTATAGCGTAAGATATCAAGTTAGTCTTAAAGAGCGTACCCACGTTTCTCCAACCATACTCTTGGTAAACATTTGTATTACTAGACAGTTCTTTGAGAAACAAGATCTGACTTTTGGGAACCAGATACTTCTGCTTTCTTCTAGAAATCATGTATTGAATAAACAGGGATATGTTGTTCTCAACAATTGTCCATGCGTTGTACCATTCAATGATCATTTCAAGACGCTCATGTGTTTTATTCAAATCATCAAAACGACCACACCATGCTGCTACAATTTTATCTCTTTCAATGTGCTGTTCTATTGTACCATCAGCTTTGTGTTTTGTAACTTCTTGTGCTGTTTTATAAACAAAAATAGAACACAACGAGTCAGATGTTGTAGTCTTACCTTCTGACACGGGGTCAATAGAAGCGTAATACGTACCAAACTGTGGATCTTTTACAGGTCTTTCGTATACAACAATGACACCTTCCTTGTCAACTGTTTTGGGGGATATAGGAAACTCAGATATAGGGAGCTTACGTGATTCTTTTGCTATGATCTTACCTGAGTCATCTCTTTGCAACTCTACAAATTCTCTAAAGTATTCTCCATCTTCAATACGTCTTACCTGTTTTGTCACAAGGTGTAATGGAAACTTAGACACTTTTCTATATGCAAAAGCTTCTTCAATGTTAATAGGCTTCTGAGAAATACGTAATTGATAGTCTTCAGGTTTAAGATTTTTCTTCCACTCAAGACGCTCTTCATAAATCATCTCTAAAGCCTTCTCTACCTGAGAGTTACCATACTGGTCTATGCAAGGAATCATTGACCACTGTTCTGGAATAAACAAACCACACTTGGCAATCTCACCATCTGCGTTTACAAGGTTTG